ATATTTAGTTTGACAAATTATATGTTGGATCAAGTTCCTTTGGATCATTGACAACCATCATTACTTGGTCATCAAATAGAAGCATAAGTTTATGCCCCTTGTATAGGAACTTCGTTCCAGCATGCTTGCCATAACAAACATAATCTCCAACTTCACACCAAGGACCATTGGTAAACTTAGAAGTATCCTTATAAGCTAGGCCACCAACAGCAAGCACTTTGCCTACAGTCGTTAGGTAAGCCATGTCGTCCTTAGTAGAATCTGGAAGAATAATTCCACCCTTCGTCTGTTCCTTTACGGATACAGGACGAATAAGTAGAAAGTAACCGGGAATCTTTGGAAGCTCGTCCGCTGCAATATCAGGGACTGCATCGTCAGTAATCCACTGGTCATTCTTAATGGCTCGTGCCATTCCTGCCTGAATCATATCTACTCCTTTTATTCTTCTTCTTCGTAGATTCTTTTATTTACTACTTCTTTAAGTGTATCTCTACACCATTCCATACCGGCAATTTGTCCAACCATTTGCCTGTATTCATAATACTCAGAAGCCGAGCCATTCGCAAGAGAATTTTTTAATTCTTCAATACGCTGGTTATAGTGCTTCAGGATATCATCCCAAAGTGTCATTACTAAATGTCTTCCGATTTAGCCAGTTCTGTAACAATGTCTGCTGCTTTTAGAATCCGGTCATTCGTTAGTTCTTCTTCCTGCTTTAGAAGGTCTGCAAAAATTTCTACAGCCTTCATTGCTTTCTTGGCATTACGATCTTTTTCTTTTTCATCCGACTTAAGAATCTGAGAAGCACCGTTAGAGTAAGCATCAACAGCAAGCTGCATCTCCTTCAGACCAAGTTCACGGTTCTTTAGTGCGGCCTGTGCCTGTTCCTTAGCAAGCTGTGCCTGAAGCTTCTGCTGCTCAATGCTGAGACGCTGACCCTCAAGCTGTACCATCTGCTGCTCTGGAGTAATGTTCATGCCCTGCTTGGCAAGAATTTGATTAGTCTGTGCAAGCTGCTGTGCGGCCTGCGCCATAATCATCTCAGCAGTCTTTTCGTCAATTTCCTGACCAGACATAGTAGCCTGTTCTTCTGCCTGACCAATCATACCGCCAAGCTGCTCCTGATACTTCAGGATCATATGCTCTTGAATGTTAGCCTGAAGAACTGGAACAATTCTCTGCATGGCAGGATTGCCGCCGTTCATTGGGTCTTGAATGTAGGCAGTCTTGGTAGCAATATGTGCATCGTGATTCTGTCCAACAAATGCCTGAATTGGCATACCCTTGACAGCAGCAAGAATATCCGACACCGGATCAAGCGGCATAGGATCAGGTTTCTTTGGCATGATCTTGTCAAGGTTAGGCACGTTGGCAGCTTGAAGAATAGTTCTATTAAGCTCTTCCATATTAAACATGCCGGGTGGGCTTGTCTGTGACAAGTTAAGAGCAAGCTGGGCCAGTGCCATTCTGTGTGCATTAGATGGAATGTTAGGGTCACTGACAGGAATAATATCAATACGACCATCAAAGTCTTTGCGATAGATTGTAATCGTATCGTCAGGGATATCGTAGTTTTCTTCATTAGGTAGATACTCGTAGTTAATACGAGCAAGAATCTTGAACTCGTCCTTCTGTGCCTTGTGCAGACGCTTGTGAATAGCACTGAAGAACTTGCTGCTTGCTTCCAGCAATGCCATTGTTGTACCAACCGGGCCATAGCTGGATGCATCCGATACCATCTGCTCTGCTGTATCCGCAAACTTCTGTCCAGTCTGCGAAATAAAGTTCAGCATATTGTATAGGGTGGCACTTGGTTCCTTATAGGGCAGTGGCACAATTGCCTGCTGGAGATTAACACCAGTTGCTTCTACGTCCTTAAATTCACCGGGGCTAATAGGATCATTGTCGCCAACAATCTTGACGCCCTTTTGCTTAAAGCCACCGGGTAGGTTAGCAAACTGACCAGCATCCACTAGTGCACGCATAGCCGCTGTCGCAGTCATAGTCAGGTTGCCAAGGAAGTGGATCAAACCCAGACCGTAGAAACCAAAACCGGGAACATAACGATAGTGCGTAAAGAACATCTTCTTCTGCTTGGCAGCATCATCCTCGTCGTAGTTCCTGCGGATTGACAAAACCTTGCGGGACTGCTCTTCAATCGTGACAATGTAAGGAATGGGCAGACCGTCATCCTCATCGGATTCTCCCGGCAATTCTAAATAGCAGTGTTGCTCCAAAAGAACATACTGCGGGTCATGTTGTGAAGAGGGGGAAAGACCTAGAATTGTATTCATTTTTTCAGTCATCTCAGACTGAATGGGAGCCGCAGCCGTAGGCAGGTCGATTTCAGCATACATCCCTGCGTTAATGCATCGCTGAAGTTCGATGGGACTGCGGTAGATTAAGTGAGTATAACGGTCTGCCCGTCGCAGGTCCGTGGCGTAATACGACACGAAGAATTGGTCAATAGGCACAAATTCAGAAACTGGCCTATTAAGACCTGTATCAAAATAAATCTTTTTGAATGCGGAGCCAATCAGTGGAAGATTGAACAGCATCCTTTCTGTTTCATCGAAGTATTCAGGAATCTGCTCTGTCAACTGGTAGTTCATAAAGGTCTTGACACGCTGTGCCTGCTCTTCCTTTTCCTCCGTGTATTTGCCAATCATCTGTGTACGAACAGGACCGGCTGGCGGGAAAAGTTCTTGCGTTGCTTTTGACTGGAACTTAACAGCAGATTCAATAATCAGAGGATGGACGGCAGTGCAGGCACCGTCAAATGGTTCACTGGTTTCCTCAATCTTTAGGCCAAGAAGATCAAAGCCCCTTTCAAACATGGACTCCCAATCAGCCCGACTTTCCTTGTCAGCCTGATAGTTCTCATAAACCATCTCAGCAATGTCTTGAAGTGTATCTTCATCCAGATCGTCAACAAGATTTCTAAAGAAACCTTCCTGATCGTTCATATCATATTCAGGAAGACCACCCTCTTCACCTTCACCAAATTCAATAACAACACCGCCATCATCTTCAAACTCGTAGCTTACGCCGGGAGTTTCAATTTCAGTACTGGTTGGACCAATACCAATCTCAATGATGTTATCCCTTTCAATTCGGTCAAAAGGATTTCTTTCTACAGCCATATTAAAAACTTCCCCTGTTATTTCTTATCGCCTCATAGTAAGGCATATAGTTCTTCACAACTACAATATTAGGATTATAGTATTAAGTTCGCCAATATGCAACTCTTTTATGCTTTCGTGGATTTTCATCGTCATCCCAATTTGGATCATCTGGATGTGTAAGACGCCAACTATCCTTGACATAATGGATAGCCATTGTCATCGCATCCACTTGGTCGTCGTGTGCACCGTAAGGAAATGACAATGCTTCCGACAATAAATCCTCTGCCCAATCCTTATTCGTAGGCAGCCATACTCTGCCTGATTCCAATAGCGGTGTAGCAGCATGCACCCTGCTTACCTTGTCTCTGTCAGGCAGATACTCCATGACAGGAATGCCACTGCGTCTCATATCCTGAATAAGCGACTGCCCACTTGCCTTCTTTTCTACCATGCAGATATCCGGCCTGAACTTCATATACATTTCTCTAGCCAGCCTACGCAGTTCTGGATACTCAAATCTTCCCTTGAGATTACTCAGCAGCACAAGGTTAGCAGCATACTCCTCCTCGCCAGTAGAATACTCCTCCGGCATTCTAAAGATGCCCCACGTTTGAATGACACTGTAGTCAGCCGTAGTCTTCGTGGAGAAGGCCGTATCATATGTCTGTATAACAAAGTCGCAGGCAGGAGGCTCACTATACTCCCATTCCTGTAGCCAGTCCTTCTTAATCAATCCTCCCTCTTCTGGAGAGGGATTCTGCATATACAGGCTTTCCCAGTACTTTGATCCGTTGCTTGCCCTAATCTCTTCCTCGTCAATCTTTAGAAGATGGTCGGGTTTCCACTCAGGAAAGTAAGAACTGCCTACTGGCAAACCCAGCAAGTCCGCTGCTACCTCATCTACCCATGCAGGAATGCTAACTACTTCCCAAGGAATGGAGTACTTGGACTCTCTATCCAGTTCCTGCTTTAAAAGCCAACCGCAAAGATCATCATAGTGGTATCTGGTATTGATAATGATAATCGAACCATTAGGCATAATACGAGTTCGTAGACCAGAAGGATACCAATCCTTAATATACTTCCTGCCACTTTCTGAAAAGGAGTCTTCTTCTGACATTACGTCGTCTAGAATTGCAATATGTGCACCACGACCAGCAATCTGTGACCTGACACCCGCAGCATAGTAGGAACCATTCAGGTTTGTCTTCCATTTACCAGCAGCACGAACGTCAGCCCTTAGCGATACGCCCTTGAATATCTGCTGAAACTCTTCAGCATTGACAATATCTCTGACACTACGACCAAAGTCAGAGGATAGCTGGTCACTGTGCGATACCGACATGATTTCATGGTTAGGTGAATTGCCAATATACCACGCAGGGAAAAGCTTTGAGCAAATAACAGACTTGGAACTGCGAGGCGGCAGGAAAACCATCAGCCTTTTGATCTTGCCTTCCTGCACATCCTGTAATTTTCTGGATAGAACCTCAATATGCCTACCCATTTTCCAGTCTGATACCAGCGTAGGCGCAAATACCCGCACGAATGTCAGAAAGTCTGTTCTCGCTCTTGTCATTAGCAGGGTTTCCATAGCACTTGCCATGCCTGCATAAGCTTCCAACCTACTAATCTCTACAGGATTTTCATCATTGTTATTTTTTACCATTAATCCCATTTTAAAATCCTAACTAAATGTCCTAATAAACATCATATACTCTATGTAACCCACCCCTAAAAAGAAGAATGACAAAAAAAGCAGCCGAAGAATGACAAGGAAAGTGCTAAATATTTTTTTCATGTCTATAAAATAGCACACTTGCAAAGTTTTGCAAAGCATGATAAGCTGGCATGGAAGGCGAGGGGGACTATATAGATATTTATATAGAATAT